CCTGTGGGCGACAAGAGTTGTTCGGGTTTGGCATCGCGCATGAAAAAACCCGCGACCAGCGCGGGTGTTTTCGTTTTGCGTATATCGCGCGGTTTATGTAATGCCAGAAAACCTCGTTGCGCGACTAGGCGCGGCAATTTGTGGGCGCGGCAATTCATTACGGAATTTCAATTCGACATGCTCAATTGTGAGCTTAGAGCCAAAGCGCGGTGTTGTGCATTTGGGCTTGCTATTTGATTGCGCTGCACGGCGCTGTGCGCGATTTGGTTTGGTGTTCTGCATTGTGTGATCCTCTCAATATTGGCTGTATTGCCAGTAATAGACCCGCGCTGTGCGGGTCTACATCTGGCGATACTTAGAAGCGTTCTAATTCATCCATGCGGTTGATCCACCATCCAAAATGCTCTTCTGACATTCCACCCCATATGGATTTGTTGACGCTATCCTGTAGCGTTCTAGGGCCTTCAGTCTCTACCTGATATGTGCGCAGTACTTCCCATGCGCAGTAGTCATTACCATCGCCATATGTACCACCACCGGCCTGCTGAGTGTGTGTAACAACAGCGTCGGCGTGTCCTAAGTGTGAACGAATTTCTGAGGGATAAGCACGAACGCGATTTTCGGAAACTCCTGTGCGCATCATTATTTCGGCGCATGAAATGCCACCTTCTGTGCGCATCCAATCATACACTGCGCTAATTCTGTGGGCCTGTGGTGCGAACGTGTCGCGGCCTCTGAGCGGTGTACTGCGTGTTTCTGTGGTTATAGTGCCTGCAAAGCGTTGTGTGCGTGTATAGTCCACTAGGTTAAGCACAAACGCTATCCAAGCTATACAACGATCAAGTTCTATTGTGCCAATCGCTTGACGAAATTCTATCGTGCCTTGCTGTGTCCATGGCTCTAAATTGATTGTCGAAAATTTGCCGTGTGTAGCACGTAATAGACCTGTAATTGATGTTTCATCAACAATGGATGAAATCGCATTGTCTACACGGTCAAGCTCCAATGGCGAACACATGCCATTGTTGGTGCGCGATGCGGGTTGCATGCCATTAACGTCATTCTGTTGGTATGTATAACGGTGGACAATATCACCTAATTCACTGGCTGTCATTGGATCACCTAATAATTCAGGATGATCCTGAAAGATTACTCTATTGGTGCGTTCTGTGTGATCGATAGACCGTTGCGCAAAAGCGTTTGCGCTGTCCATATCGGTCACGCCTACAATTGGCGCGTTTGAAACGTGAACATGTAAACCGCACCCTCTGTGTCCATCACCACCAGCAGAGCGAATTGATTGAAGTACATCTCTCATATAATCGTTTGCGCGCTCACATGCTGGCAATGGTGGCAACACAGCCTCATTGTCTACATACTGCGATGCGTCCCTAACATTTCTTACACCGTGTACACCATCGCGCGACATTTGCGCATCTGTGGCGCGATTTCCTGCGCCATGCGTTTCTATTTCTGCACCAAATGCGTGAAAGTTTGTGAAGCCTGTTGTTGTTCCATTGTAGAGATTGACTGGCATTTTTTGGTTCCTTTTGCTAAGTGTCTGTTTTTAAACGATCTTCTCGGCCCCAAGTTCGCTTGGGACTCTTTATATATATAGCCCTATTTTCACCCTATTTGTCAATCAACAAAATCACATGGTGCGTCACTTTGTCGCATCAAGTGATAAGACTTACCATTGGTCAATTTATAAACCGTTAGTCAGTTTTCAAAACATTCAGTCAATTTCCAAACTGTTGAAAAGCCGAACAATTGTTCGGGTTTGTATGTGTGCGTGATGGTGCTGCGGATACAAAAAGGGCCGAGGTATATAATACCCCGACCCCGATCCCGATTGATCCCGACCCGATCCCGAAGGCCCGACCCCGAAGAGTCAGGCCCGACTGTTACGCTGGTTCCATCTCATTCAAAACCTCATGGGCATGTTCAAGTGCCTCTTGTTCCGTATCTATCCCGTAGCAAGTGAAGCAATGGTAATCGACCCACCGCCCCCCGATTGGCATCTGAAAGTTAAAAGTTGCGGCCTCGTTCCACTGAATCCGCATATGGTTGTCGTTGTGTTCTAGTTCCCAATGTTTCATATCTTTATGCCTTTATTGTGTGAGCAAGTGTCACGTTTGCGCTGGTGTTTGGGTTGCCGTTGTTCTCAATAAAAGTGTACTTGTGGACGTTGCAAGCCAGTACACCGAAGCGTTGGGCGTCATGGTACTTCATAAAGCTAGGCTCTTCATTCATATCTACTGGTTCAGAAGTGCCGTGTTCTTTTGCCATATATTCGCAGAACTCTTGAAAAGGCTTTTCATCTTCATATTCAAAGCCAGAAGTGTCATCATAGAACAGCGCGGTAGCCCAGAAGTCAGGCAATTCGTAAGTAACTGTTTTCATAGCGTATCTCCTTTTTGCTAACACCTATATAACATGAGTCAACTACCAGGTCAACAAGTATTTTAAATAAATATACCCGGTACAATTTAACCGGGCCGGGCGACTCCGGGCGCTCCGGGTGAGTAAACACGAACAATTGTTCGGGTTCTCTTCCGGGCAAAAAAATACCCGGTGAATTAACACCGGGTGAAAGTTTATGCGACTTCTGTTTTCCCCGCTTCGTTTGCCGCAACCCGAAGGCAATAATCATCAAGCCCGAAGTCCCGATACCCCTCTTCGATCATGTCGAAGTAGTGCTGACTTGGAGGCCCGACATAGTTTTTATTATTCATTTCATACACTAACCAGCCGCCGTTAATCTTCCGACGATTGTAAAGCGTTGGATAACCTTCCAATATATCCAGTGCTTTTAGGCAGCTAGGCGTGATGGCCCATAGCGCAACGGGACAAATGCTGTCCCGATCCCGAACAATATCAGCGACCCCCCGAAATACTAGCCGAGTATCTGGCAGATAGAATCCGCCCATCGGTTTAGCTAACGGGCAACGTGCTTCCATTGCCCGACGATTCGTATTCATGCCATAGGCCATGTAAAGCATCATGTTTACACCGACACCGAGAATTTATACATCGGCAATGCGTTTACAAACACCATGCCATCTTTTGTGTGGCCCCCAATATATTCGCCTTCCCAACCGAGAACCGCTGCAAGCTCATTGGCAGCTTTGGTGTGGTTTGTCTCAACGTCATCTGAAAAGTTTCTACCGATAGTCACTGTCTTATGACCCCCAGTGTGCGTGGCTTTATAACGCGACCCGCGATTTTCTGTTGGGCCTAGGTATTTAGTTGTGATCGTTTGCATATCATTCATCCTTTTGCTACTTGTACTGAATGTGTATCCCACATTATCCCACATGTCAACAACTAAAATAATAAAAAGCAAAAAAAAATCCCCCGCCTTTGCAGTGCGAATCCTAGCCGAGCGGGGGTAGTTGTTGAGTCAAGAGGAGGTAATGCAGCGCCAAGATGCCTGACCCCGGCCCGTTTGTCAAACGCGAACAATTGTTCGGGTTGTGATTACCGGGGGTCAAGGTCTGTCAACGGTTGACCCCCCGGCGCTACCCGGAACCCGGAGTGTACCCGGCATGTTCCCCGGAACCCCGATCCCGAACAATTGTGCGGGTTCCCCGATCCGGCCCGATCCCGGCCCGATTGTAGGCAACCGGGGGCAAAAGACTTAACATAATACTTGTTTGTGAGAGGGGGGCTACAGAACCCGAACAAGTCTTCGGGTATCCCGACCACCGAACAGCCCGACTTGGCCTTCTGAGGGCCTTCAGATCGCCCCGATGGTGGCTCTGCGGCCCTACCCGCCAAGCCCAGCGCCGATCAGTGCGGCTTTTCGCTAATTTCTGTTAAGTGTTCGGGTTCTACTGGTTCAGGTGTTACATCGATCATTCGGCTTTTAGCCCGATCCATGATGACTTGCAGTTTTTTGGTTATTTCGTCTTTATCCATGCTGTCTATTTTTTCGTGTGTTACGTGGCTGCGGTTGACCATGAGTCCTGTTACTTTGAGGCGCAGTTCTTCTGCTTTGATTGCTGCGCTATAGTTACCTGCGGCCCATGCTTCATCGCGGAGCATTTGCATATCCCGAACAGATTTGGTTATGTTGACTCCATACTTTGATTCTAGTTCGACGCGCATTTCTTCTAGGCGTTCCCGAACGTGTGGCGTGTTGAGTAGTTGCACGGCTTGTACGTTTGGGTG